TATTCGCACATTATCTAGATAAACCCTTGGTTAATACTGTTCCAGTAGGTGTTAAACTACTAACCAGTGTCAATCTCCCAGTTAAAGCCAAAAAAGAAATGCTGAAAAATGTAGGCGATGAATGCTTGTTAATCAACAGCATGGAATGGGGTCGTCCACGTTGGCCTACTGAGATATATTATGCCGACATGGGACAAATGGCTTATGTATCAAGAGCCTATGCTGAACGCCCACCAGAAGATCTATACGATGATCTAGCATTAGAATTCCAAACAGTTACCAAAATCCTACGTAAATGTAGAATAAATTGAGCAAATCGTAGACACGCATATATAATTGTAGTATAATATATTTTTCAACCAAGGAGAGCCGCATCATGGCATCAAAAATGTTTTCAGGCGAACAAAAAGCCAAACTAACACAGTTAATTAACGAAGGTATTGCTGTATTACAAGAAGTAGAAGATTTGAGCGCAGGCTTGAATGATACTGTAAAAGCAGTAGCAGAAGAATTGGAAATCAAACCTAGTTTACTCAAAAAAGCGATTAAGATCGCTCAAAAATCAAAACTAACTGAAACCAATGCTGATCACGAAACAGTCACAGATATCTTAGAAACTGTTGGTCGCACGGTTTGATCGATTGGCACGCAACATGGAATTTTGTCAAAAGGGATTGGCATAGCCATCCGATAAGATTATGTTTAGAAGTATGTAATTGGTTATTAAACATAGTAATAGCACTGTCGGTTAGTCTAACAGTGCCCTATACCAATTGGTTGATAGTATATCCAATCATATTTGTAGCATTAAGTATCAGCGTTTTTACCAGTATCAGTCGTGGCAGTTTTGGGCTATTGATGACAACTTTAACTTTGTTTATCATTGATGGTATAGGATTTTACAGAGTATTAGTGTTATAATTAATAAAACGCCCACCCGGGCATGAAGAGTGTGTGTGAGCTAGAAGTCGCACAAAAAGGAAATGAATGAGTTACGTAGACGCACTATTTGATCGAAATAAAGATCGCATATATATCGTAGAACGAGTCAATGGGCAAAGAGAATACAAAGAGTATCCTGCCAATTATACTTTTTATTACGATGATCCCCGTGGTAAATTCCGTACTATCTATGACACACCTGTGTCACGTTTCAGCACACGCATAGGTAAAGAGTTCCATAAAGAAGTTAAAATCAATTCAGGCAAACGTATTTGGGAAAGTGATATCAACCCTGTGTTCCGTTGCCTAGAAGAAAATTATCTTGGACAGAAATCTCCAAAACTACAAACAGCATTCTTTGACATTGAGGTAGACTTTGACCCAATACGAGGTTTCAGTCGTCCAGAAGATCCATTTAATCCCATAACCGCAGTATCAGTATATCTAGATTGGTTAGACAAACTAGTCACCATGGTTATCCCCCCCAAGTCAATGAGCTGGGAAACTGCTGAAGAGATCGCCAAGAACTATGATAACTGTTTCCTAATGGAACGTGAAGAAGACTTACTTAAAACATTCTTAGATTTAATTGATGATGCAGACATCTTATCAGGTTGGAACTCAGAGGGCTTTGATATTCCGTATATGGTGCAACGCACTAACAGAGTGTTAAGTAAAGATGATACACGCAGATTCTGTCTGTGGGGGCAATTCCCCAAGCAACGCGAATTTGAACGCTTTGGTGCGGCTAATATGACATTTGACCTTATTGGTCGTGTTCATATGGACTATATGCAACTATATCGCAAATACACCTATGAAGAACGTCATAGTTATAGTCTAGATGCTATCAGTGAATATGAACTAGGTGAAAGTAAAACGCAATATGAAGGTACACTAGATCAACTATATAACAAAGACTTTGCCAAGTTTATCGAATACAATCGCCAAGATACTGCCTTGCTACACAAACTAGACTCTAAACTACGCTTCCTAGATCTGGCAAATGAACTAGCACATGACAACACCGTGCTACTACAAACTACCATGGGTGCTGTAGCAGTCACTGAACAGGCTATCATCAATGAAGCACATCAATTGAACATGGTAGTACCAAATCGTAATCGTGATGAAAGTTTTGACACACAGGCGGCAGGTGCGTATGTTGCAACACCTAAAGCAGGCATGCATGATTACATTGGGGCCATTGACATTAACTCACTGTATCCAAGTGCTATTCGCGCACTTAACATGGGGCCAGAAACTATCGTAGGTCAATTGCGTCAGACGATGACTGAACATTATATCAAAGAAAAACAAACATCGGGCAGTAGTTTTGCTGATGCTTGGGAAAATTTGTTTGGATCGTTAGAATACACTGCGGTTATGAACGGTGAAGTTGGCACAGAGATTACCATTGATTGGGCCAACGGTACCAGTGATGTCCTAAGTGCCGCAGACTGTTGGCGATTAATATTTGACAGTAATAAACCGTGGATACTCAGCGCCAATGGTACTATATTCAACAATGAACGTAAGGGTGTTATTCCGGGCTTGCTAGAGCGTTGGTATGCTGAACGTCAGGATATGCAGGCTAAAAAGAAAGAAGCTGTCACTGATGAAGACATCGCTTTTTGGGACAAGCGACAGTTAGTTAAGAAGATTAACTTGAACAGTTTGTATGGTGCTATTTTGAATCCAGGTTGTAGATTCTTTGACAAGCGTATTGGACAGTCAACTACATTGACTGGTAGGACTATCGCTCGTCATATGGATGCATACATAAATGAATGTATCACTGGCGTATATGATCATACTGGTGAGGCGATCATATATGGTGATACAGACTCATGTTATTTCAGTGCCTATCCAATGGTCAAGAAAGACGTAGAAGAAGGCAAGATGGAATGGAACAAAGACATAGCAGTAGGATTATATGACAGCATCGCTGATCAGGTCAATGAGAGTTTTCCAGCATTCTGTGAACGGGCCTTCCATACTCCGCGTCGCCAAGGTGAACTGATCAAAGGCGGTCGAGAAAGTGTATCACTTAAAGGTTTGTTTATTAAAAAGAAACGTTATGCTATCCTAATCTATGATATGGAAGGCCATCGTTTAGATAGTCACGGTACTCCGGGTAAAGTAAAAGCTATGGGCCTAGACTTGAAGCGTAGCGATACACCAAAAGTCATCCAAGACTTCTTAAGCGATATTTTATTATCTGTATTAACTGGGGCCGAGCGTGACACAATTATTGCCAAAGTACGTGACTTTAAATTATTATTTACAGAACGTCCGGCTTGGGAAAAAGGTACACCTAAACGTGTAAACAATTTGACCAAGTACAGTAAAGAAGAAGAACGTCTAGGCAAAGCTAACATGCCAGGCCATGTGCGTGCGGCTATGAATTGGAACAACCTCAAACGCATGATGGGTGATCAATACAGCATGAGTATCGTCGATGGTATGAAAACTGTCGTATGTAAATTGAAAGAAAATCCACTTGGTTATACTAGTGTTGGGTATCCCACAGACGAAACACATATACCAGCGTGGTTTAAAGACTTACCGTTCGATGATGCTAGTATGGAAACTGGTATCGTAGATCAAAAGGTAGAAAACTTGCTAGGTGTGTTGAAATGGCAGATCGCCGAGAACACACAGATCGCCACAACATTTGATAATTTGTTTAGTTTCGAATAATGCGTAAAGTAAGTGACTTGGTAAAATTTCGCAATAGTCTGATAACAAAATTAGATAATCTCTCGCCTCACGAATCATTGGATAAAGCTATCCAACAGCTTAAATTAGTCGTGACTGAAAATCATCAAATTGATAAATTTTTAGCACATGATAAAATTAATTATTCTATAGATGAATATCAGAAACTAATATCGCAATTATTACCCATTGAGGATTTTGCCAAATCAATTATAACAGATATCGATGAAAAAATTGATCAAACCGTTGCAGAATTAAATTTTAAAATTAATACTGGTCAAGACGTAGTGTGTCAATGCTTCAAATTGGATCCTACTGCTAGTCAATTGGTTTTTGATAAAATGCAAAAATATGCCGATTGGTCATATCCGGGATTGCGGCTTGGGTGTAGATATATGGGTCAAGTTGAAATTGAAACTATTAACAAAATACGACAAAGGGACAATACATTATCTATACAATTATCAAATCATTTAGTTACAAATGATCCGTTGTATTTTTGTGATATTAACGAATCTTTAATTACTGATGTTACACAGCAGTTCAATCCGATATATGCTAATCGGATAAGGAAATATGTTATTTCAACCCATGATTTATCTGTGTTGCCACAAAATCAATTTGGTTTTATTTTTAGTTGGTGGGTTTTTAACTTTACTGACATGCTGACCATAGAAAATTATCTAAAAAGTATATTTAATTTACTGCGTCCCGGGGGCACATTTATGTTCAGTTATAATAATAGTGATTTCGTAGAATCTGCCATACTGGTAGACATGAATATAATGACGCATGTCCCGTATCGACATTTAGCCAAACTATGCTATGACATTGGATTTGAAATTGATAGTCAACATGATATACCAAACACTGATCCACTAATTCAAATCATTAGTTGGCTTGAAATTAAAAAACCCGGAACGTTACAGTCAATCAAATTGAAACAAGTAATAGGAACGATTGGACAAAAATAATTTTATCAAACCACTTGCAAGATCTAAATAAACCATATACAATATATTATTAACAAGGAGAAGTAAATGAGAGACCATCTATTAGACATCGTTAAAAACACTTATGGCTTAGGTATTATTGACTTAGTTAAAGTATCAGGCACAGATTCAGAAACCACAATTGAAGCACTAGCAGAAGACCGTAGTGTTATTGTTCAAGCTAAATTAAACGGACCAGTAGCAGAGTTTATTGGCACATTCGGTATGCCAAACTTGGGCAAACTAAACACTATCTTAGGTATTCCAGAATACAAAGACAATGCTAAGATTAGTTTAACTCGTCAAGATCGTAATGGTGAACAGGTAGCAACAGGCTTGCATTTTGAAAATGCCGCTGGTGACTTTAAAAATGACTATCGTTTTATGAGCCAAGAGATCGTTAATGACAAACTTAAAACAGTTAAAATGCGTCCTGTAACATGGCACGTAGAGTTCGAACCAACTGTAGCTAATATCCAAAGACTTAAATTCCAAGCCAGTGCTAACGCAGAAGAAGCAAACTTCACTGCTAAAACCAACAACGGTAACTTAGAATTGTCATTTGGTGATCATAGCAGTCATGCAGGTAACTTTGTGTTTCAAGCTGGTGTGACTGGCTCACTAAGTAAAAATTGGTCATGGCCAGTTAACGCTGTATTAAGTATCTTAAACCTAGCAGGCGATAAGAAATTTAGTATCAGTGATGAAGGTGCGGCACAGATCACTGTTAACTCAGGACTAGCAACTTATAATTACATCTTACCAGCACAGAGCAAGTAATAATGGAATTAGGCCGTTGGATACACCTGGGGCATAGGTTAGGTGAATGTTGGGCCGATGAGTCTAGAGGTATTGCTTATATACATATTCCAAAAAACGCCAGTAGTTTTGTCAAGGGTGTATTAATCGGAGCAAGAGGATTTTGGCATCACAGTGAAACTTTGATTAAATGTAATGAGAATTTAATTATGCTGCGTGATCCAATTGATCGGTGGGCAAGTGGCATAGCACAATATCTGTACAATAGTAAATTGAATATGCCCGATGATGAAATCTTTAAAAAAATAACCTTTGATGATCATACAGATTTACAGACATATTTTTTAACAGGGGTAGATTTATCCAACGCAACTTTTATAAAGGTTGATGAAAATTTAAGATCAAACTTGTCAAGTTGGATGATTGCTCGTGGATATTTAACCAATGTTAATATTGCTCATGCGTATAACGC